AACGATGTTTCTGCAACACAATCAACCTAACCATTCGTCTAATATGAAACTTGAAGCCGTGCTCGAAAAAGTGCGCGACGTTATCCGCTTGCGGCATCTCAGTCTCTCCACTGAGGACAACTACTGCTCTTGGATTTCTCGGTTTGCTCGCTTTGTCACTGAACGCTGTCAGGCGACTTCGACGCCGGAACAGAAGATGGAGGCGTTTCTCACTCAACTGGCAAAGCAGGACGTGAGCGCGTCCACGCAGAATCAGGCCTTTTGCGCGCTGCTTTTCCTTTACCGTGAGGCCCTCGGGGTGACGCTCGGAAAGGTGGATTCGCTACGGGCAAAGAAGCCGGTCCATCTGCGCTACGCACCGGAGGTCCATGAGTTTCGCGCCTTACTCGATGCGACGAAGGATGTGAGCAGTTACCCGACGCGGTTGCTCGTGCGGCTGCTCTATGGCTGCGGGCTGCGCGTGAGCGAGCCGCTGAATCTGCGTCTGAAGGATGTGCTGATGACGGAGTCGAAGCTGGTGATCCGCGCCGCGAAGGGCGGGAAGGATCGGTTTGTGTCCATCCCGTGTTCGCTGGTGGCCGAGCTGCGTGCCCAGGTGGAATACGCAAAGGGTGTCGCAGAGCGCGACCGTGTGGCGCGCGTGCCAGTCGCGTTGCCGGGATTGCTGGCTGCGAAGTATCCGCACTGGCAGTTTTCGGCAAAGTGGGCGTGGCTTTTCCCGTCGCACAAGCCCTGCGTGCATCCGCGCACTGGCGCGATCGTGCGCTGGCGCTGTCATGAGGCGAATGTCCAGCGCTGCGTGCGCGATGCCGCGCGCCCGATGGGGCTCGACATCACACCGCATCACCTCCGTCACGCCTACGCCACGCACTGCCTGAACGCAGGGCAGAATCCACGCGCGATCCAGATGGCGATGGGCCACAGCCAGCTTGAGACGACGATGGGCTATCTGCACGCGGAGGCGATGAACGTATCCAGCCCGCTCGATGCGATGCCCGCTGCAGCCAGCACTCAGCGCTGACAGCACGCCGCTGGCGTGAAGTCCGCACCCAAACGCAAACGCACCCCGCCCCGTGCCGCCAGTGCCCCGCCCAGCGCACGCACGGAGCCTCCCGCGGTCCCGACACCTCCCGCGCCTCTGCCGCGGCAGACCGTCTTCTTCGAGCCCGAGAAGCCGGGTGCCGACGGCTTCGCGGCAAACTGGAGCGAACTCGCCGTCGCACTCAGCACTGGCACCGGCATCACGATCACGCGGCGCGCAATCCAGGAATGGCGGCGCGACCCGCGCTACCTCCGCGACATTCCATCCGACAAGCCCGACGGCCGCAAAGATGTCGCCGCATGGCTCGCCTTCATGGTCAAGCACGGGCTGAAGCGCGCCGACGACCACGTGGCCAGTCACCAGTCACCAGTCACCAATCACAACTCCGAAGACCCCGCACACGCACCCGGCTTCATCATGCCCCCGCCCATCGGCGGATGTGCCGCCGACTGGAACAAGGCCGGCGCGATGATCGACTACGAGCGCAACAAGCTGAAGCTCGAAACGCAGCGCGGCACGCTCCTCGTCGCCAGCGAGCTGGAAGTCCCCCTCGGCGCGACGTTCGTCGTGCTCTCGCAGAAGCTCTCGCAATTCCCCGAGCGCGCCGCCCCGCAAGTCGTCGGCTTCGTAGACGTGAACGAAGTCATCGGCATCCTCCGCGCCGAGATCGAAGGCGACCTCGGCGACCTTCACGGCGCGCGCTACCTCGACACCACGCTCGATCGAATCCTCGACGAACTCCCATTCGACGCCGAAAGCACGCGCCTGCTGCAGCTCGTCAGCTTCGACGGCCAACCCGGCGCGGATTGCGCCGAGAGAAAGTCCGCCCTCCGCGAACTCATCGCCCGCGTCGCCCTCGAAACCCTGCGCACCATCGGCGCGCGTGTCATCGCCGAGATCCACCAGGGCGAACCCGCCCCGGAAAAAATCCCCGCTGCACCCGCGGACGCAATCGAGGAACCCGCTCCCCAGATTACCCCGCCCACTTCCCATACAGCCCCGCAGAAATCGCCACGCGCAAAAGCGACGAAGCCTCGCAAGCGCAAGCCGCGCGCCGCCGACTAGTCACTGTTCACCAGTCACCAGTCACATCCCGACCGCTGACATGCCCCGCACGTCATGTCCGGTTTCCTCAATACCCTCTCGTGGCTCGGCGCTCTCATCCGCGCCACGCTCCGCCCTCGCCCGCGCACTCGCCTCTGGGAGTGGGCCGATCGCAACGTCATCATCCCCGACGAGTCCGGCGGACCCGCGCCCGGCCAGCTCAACACCGGACGCTTCGCCATCTTCCGCGGACTGCACGACCTCGCGCAGAAACCCGGCGTCCACTACTTCGCACTCTGCGCCAGCGCGCGCGTGGGCAAGACACTCTTCTCCATCGTCATCCTGCTCTACTGGCTCGCCGAGCGCGTCGGCTGCGTGGTGTGGCTCGATCCCTCCACGGCCTCGCTGAAGAAGTTCGTGCGCAGCGAACTCGATCCATTCCTCCGTCAGTGCGGCGTCGTGCGCGCGCTTGCCATCATCAGCAAGACGACGTGGACCGTCTTCTGGAAGACCTTCCGTGGAAAAGTCCTGCGCATCGTCGGCTCCGGAGCCGAGGCCGACATGCACGGCTTCAACGCCGAGCTGGCCATCATCAACGAACTCGACCGCTGCCGAGGCGCGACCGACGCCGACGCAAGCAGCCCCGACAAGATCATCGCCCGCACGCGACTCTTCCCGCACACGCGCTTCATCCTGGAGAACAGCACACCCGGCGTCGCCGGAGAATTCTCCCCCATCTGGCAAAAGTTTCAGCGCGGCTCGCAACACCACTGCTACCTCCCATGTCCGCACTGCAGCGCCGCAAGAAAGGCCACCGCGGCGAACGCGGCGAGTGCAAAGAAATCCGCCACGCAAACTCCAGCCCGAGCTTCTTCCGCCGCGCCCGCCGCGACCGCCGCGGTTCATTCCGACCCGTGGCCCATCGGCTGGAGCGAGCTGTCCCTCGATCCCGACCTCACCGGCTGGCAGCGCCTCACCTTCGCGAGCGAGAAGAAGCTCGTCCCATTCGACGCCGATCTGAACCCGCTGCTCGACAAGAAAGGCAAGCCCGCCGATCGCGAGCACTGGCGCGAAGAAACCACCGGCCAGATCCGATTCGAGCAATTCGCGAAGTGGGGCGAGCGCACGTCGCCACACGACGCCACCAAGCGCGAGCGCTACAAGATCGGCTACGACGTGGATCACGTCGAGCACGGCGCGAGCTACCAGTGCGCACACTGCAAGAAGGACATCACATTCGTGCAACTCCGCTGGATGCTCGCGCGCTATCGCTGGGTCGCGCACAACCCGCACGCACCGCGCGATCGCATCAGCGCGCACGTCTGGGCCGCCTACTCTCCGTTCGAGGGATGGGGCATCATCGCGAAGGAATTCATCGAAGCGAAGTCGCACCTCGAAGCGCTCATCAAGTTCCACAACTTCACCCTCGGCCTCCCATTCATCCGCCAAGGCGCGGCCGTGAAGGACGACGACCTCGACCGCGTCATCCTCCGCACCCCCGTGCGCTACGTGAAGGGCCAGATCCCGATGGAAGCCGAAGTGCTCACGATGACCATCGACAAGCAGGGCGACTCCGAAGGGGCCGAGTACTGGTACAGCATTCGCGCCTGGGGCGTCCTCTGGGATCACCCCGAGCGCCCGAGCTGGTCCGCCCTCGTGGACTGGGGCAGCGCGCACAGCTACGAGGAACTGCTCGAACTCGCCGGCCTGCGCGAGAACGACGCCGGCGAGCTGCGCAAGTTCACCTTCACGCGCGCCGACGGAACCGTGCGCGAATACTTCGTCACCAGCGGCCTCGTGGATTCCGGCTACAAGCCCGAGTCCGTCTATGAGTTTTGCCTGCACCAGACGGAGATCTTCGATCCCTACAAAGGCTGCCCACCCACGCACACGCGCGGCTCGAAAGTCCGCATATCCAAGGTGCTCGATGAACAGCTCGACCTCTGGCTCTGCTGGTCCGACTACTTCACCGCCAATCTCTACTACGACTGCATCAAGTTCGGCATCGCCTTCGGACGCCCCGTCCAATGGTGGCTCCCGACCGACATCGATGCCGACTACCGCGCCCAGCTCACCGACGAATTCCAAGGCCCCGACGGATGGACCACGCGCAAGAAATGCAATCACCTGGGCGACACCGAGAAGATGCACCGAGCCCTGGCCGATCCCGTGGAGGCCACACTCGACGCCGCCCGCGAAGAGCGCGCCGAAGCCGAGGCGAAGTCGGCGGCAAAGAAGTGATTGGTGACTGGTGAAAAGTGACTGGTAAAAGCAAGCCGCTCCCCAGACATCGCGGCGACGCCAGTGGCGCGAGGCATGACGGCGCCGGATGTCTGGCGACGGTGGGGAAAAAGAGTCAATAAAAGAGTCAATTCACCGCGAAGTAGCGAAGAAGCGAAGGGGAACGAGGCGGCGAACTGAGAGAACATAGAGACGACAGACCATGTTGCCGACAGCGGGGAAATGGTTCCCTATGTGCCGAGAAAGTTCTGACCTTGGACGTTGGGCGTTGGGCGTTGGACGTTGGGCGTTCGCTCTTCCTCCCCTTCGCTCCTTCGCTCCTTCGCGGTTTAATTCGCCATCGCGGTAAATCTTTGCTCGCTAAGTTTCCAGCAAGTGCTACAAAACCAGCACTTGCTCCCAATGCCAGGCGGCGACCCAGCATCCTCTCCTCTCGCCTCGACCCGTCACACACCGGCCGATGACGCCGACTCTCTGCACGACCTCCTCGCCGAACCCCTGCTCCTCGCCCGTCTCGCCGCCCCGCGCACCGATCGCACCGGAGCCGTCATCACCGGGCCCAACGGCATCGCCTACGACCCGCTCTCGCGAACCCGTGTAACAGCCCTCGTCTCCGCGCAGATCGCTAGCGCCGGCCTCGACGACGTTGCCCCCGGCAAGCCGCAGATCATCGAACTCCTCACCATGCTGAGCTGCGACGAGAACCACACACTCGCCATCCGCGCCCTCTGCTGGCTGCGACTGCTCGGCCACGAAGGCCGCTCCCTCGATGCCATCGGTGCAGAGTTCGGCGTCGTCCGCGCGACCGTGGACGCCATCTACCGCGGCATCCAGAAGCGCTACGAAGCCCGCGGAATCATTCTGACATCGCGCGGGGACAAAAGCCCCGCCGCGCGCAAGGCGTGCCAGGAACGCCGCCGCGGCAAGCGCAAACTCCGCGCGCCTTGGGCCGCACAAAAGCTATGGCCAAAACTATCACCGCCTCTCCCCTCAGCCTGATCAGCGACCGCGAGCTGGACATGCCGGACAGCATCCTCGTGCAGCGCCTCGCCGTCGGCGCGTACGAAGTCGAGCGACTCACACAGCTCACCGTCACCACGGCCGCGCAGGCACTTCGCATCGCCATCGCAAATGGCCAGGTGCTCGAGAAGCTCTTCACGCGTCACGACGGCGAATTCGCCGAATGGCTCGAAGGCGCGATGGCAAAGAAGCCCGACGGCGATCCCCTCATCACCGAACGCACCGCGCGCAACTGGCGCACGCTCTATCGCAAGCGCGACGCGCTCTTTCCGCCCGACGAATCCGAGCCCGCCTGCCGCTCCCTCACCGAAGCCTACATCAAGATCGGCATCCTCCCCGAGCCCGAGCAATCCGACCGCGACCCGCACACCGTGCAATCGCAGCTCCGCCTCAGCTACCACCTGCCCGACGGCGACCCCTCCACATGGCCCGCCGCCGACCGCCGCATCTTCCTCACGAAAGCCGAGCCCATCGTCCGCGCCTACGAAGCCGCCAAAGCCCTCGTCTGACCGGCATGACGAATGAACCGCGGCGAACGCAGAGAGCGCGGCGAAGCGGGAAGGTTGCCACCGTTCTTCACCGCCGCGCCCGCCGCGCCCGCCGCGGTTCAATCTCGCCGTAACTGCCACGAAATCAGCCAACCCACCGGAAAGGCCTTTCCGCTGGACTGCACACTGAGCACTGCGCACTGAGCACTGCCCAACTGTTGACACCCCCGCGCGTCCGATGACGCGCGCCGCCCAAGAACTCTACGACTTCCTCGTGGCCGATCTCGAAGCCACGGAGGATACCGAATTCGCCACCGCGCTGCTCGACGACGCCAAGGCCAAGATCCTCGCCGGCAAAGGCGCACTCCGCGCAGTCAATTCCGGCTCGCAGAACGGCAAGAGCTACACCGGCGTCACCGTCTGCACAAATCTCGACGTCGCCCGCGCCGCCCGCGCCGCGCTCACGTACTACGACGGCGACGAAGGCAGCGAGCCCACCGGCATCACGTTTCTCGACTTCAGCAAAGCATGAGCATCATCGGCAGAATCCGCGGCCTCTTCGGAGGTGGCAGCAACTCATTCCAGGACACCGTCGTCGAATCCATCGATCGCGCAAACGTCCGCTTCATCCTGCCGCAGGACAGCGCCCTCTACCTCGGCAAGTACACGCGCACGCGCATCAATGAGAAGGCCGAATGGCTCTGGCAAAACTTCGGCATCGTCAAGGAAGGCGTCGCCGGCATCGCGCGTCACACCGTGGGCAAAGGCGTGTCGCTGCAGATCGATTCCGAGGACGACGACTGGAACCAGCTCGCCGAGGATGACTTTGAAGCCTACGCGCTCACGCCCGAGCGCTGCGACCTCTCCGGACGGCGAAACTTCTACGAAGGTCAGACGGCCATCCTCGAGCAGCGCGTCATTCGCGGTGAAGCATTCGCCGCAAAGACTGAGAACCCCGAGTGGAACAACGAACCCTGCTTCCAGCTCTACGACTCGCAGGAAATCTGCAGCCCGCTCAGCCCGGTCGCGAATCTCGCTGTCATCGACGGCGTCGAACTGAACGACGCCTCCCGCGCGATGCGCTACTGGGTGCGCGGACTCGACGGCATCACGCACACGCCCGTCCCGCGCGAGCGCATGATCCACTGGTACAAGCCCCATGCCATCAATCAGACTCGCGGCATCAGCGACCTCGCCCAGGCCGTGAACCGCCTCGTGGACATCCATGAGCTGACCCGCCTCACCACGCGCACCGCCAAGGCGCAGCAACTCATCGCGCTCGTGCTGAAGGGCGTCGGCAAGAAGAAGACCCGCGGCGCGCTCGGCGCACTCTCCCGCGCCGGCAAGGATACCGACGGCAATCCCGACAAGGACACCGCGCAGCTCGAAGCGCTCGTCGGCGCGGCAGGCGCGGGCATCGCCTACATGGATGCCGAAGGAGACGCGAAGATGATCAGCCCGACCAGCCCGACGCCACTCGTCGAAGGCTTCATCACCGATCTGCTCATGCGCGACGTCTGCGCCGGCTGGGGCGTCCCCGCGGAATTCTTCTGGAGCATCGCCAAGCTCGGCGGTGCAAACACCCGCTTCGTCCTTTCCAAGGCCGACCTCCTTTTCCAAGTCCTCGCCGACGGACTCATCTACCGCTTCTGCAATCCCGTCGCCTTCCGCTATCTCGAACACCGCATGGCCACCGGCGCGCTGCGCAGGCCGACGGACAAGGACTGGGCGCTCAAGCTGAGCTGGCAGACCCCGCCACGCGTCACTGTGGACAACGGCCGCGACAACAGCGTCCTCATCGAACTGCTCGCCAACGGCATGATCACGCTGCGCGAATACTGCAACGCCCGCGGCCAGAACTACCGCCACGTCATGCGCCAGTGGATCCGCGAGCCCATCGAATTCATCAAGATGGCCACGCAGGAGCTGAAGACTTCCAAGCTCGCCGACGACATCCAGACGAAGATGCTCGAACGCTGGTCCCTGAACATGCCCCTCTGGCGTGCCGCCGCCCCCGGCGCCGCGGCAAATGCCAACGGCGACGCGAAGACGAAAGCCAGCGAGACCAACGCCGCACAGACTGACAGCGAGGAGCAGGCAGCCGCATGAGACTCCAACACGTCCAGGAACTCGTCTATCACCGCCCCTGGCTGATCACTGCCACGGGCCACGAAACCATTCGCTCGCTCATCGAGCGCAAGCTGCTGCGCGCCTCGCTCGACGAGTCCGCCCCGCAGGCTGGCTTCCTCGATGACATGATGACCGCCCGCCCCGAGCCTTCCGTGCAGGACGGCGTCGGCTACGTCCACATCCTCGGCCCCATCGGCGTCGGCCTCTCGAAGCTGGAGAAGCAATGCGGAGCCACCGACCTCGGCGACCTGATGAATGAGATCGCCGACGTGCAGAAGAATGGCGCGCAACGTCTCATGCTCCTGGTGAATTCTCCCGGCGGCACCGTCGGCGGCGTGCCCGAGGCCGCGGCCCACATCGCCTCGCTCGACATTCCCGCCTTTGCCTACGTGACCGCCGGTTCGATGAATTGCAGCGCGGCGTATTACCTCACGAGCGGCGCGGATCGCATCTTCGCCAGCGCCAGCGCAGACGTCGGCTCCATCGGCGTCTATCTCCCGTGGGTGGACCGCACGGCCGCATACGAGCGCCAAGGATACAAGGTCGAACTCATCACGAACAAGGAGGGCGACCTCAAAGGCACCGGCTATCCCGGCACGGCGCTGAGCGAAGCGCAGCGCGCTGACCTGCAGGAAGGCGTGCAGGAAATCTTTGACGACTTCGCCGCGCACGTCCGCGCAAATCGGCCCGGGGAAATTGCCGACGACACGATGCGAGGCCAGAGCTTCAGCGCGCGCCAGTCCTACCGTCGCAATCTGATCGACGGCGTCGCTCCATTCGAGACGGCGCTCCGTTCGCTCAAGCGATTCAAGCGCACGGATTGACAAGCCCGCGCAACGTAACCCGCAACCCGCGACCCGCACTTTCATCATGGCCAAGAAAACCGACCTCGAACTTTTGCAAGACGCGCAGGAGCGCATCACCGCCCTCGAAGGCGAGCACCAGACTCTCATCACGGAACGCGACGACCTGAAGGCGAAGGTCACGGACATTGAGGCGAATCTGAACGCCGCGAGCGTGAAGGTTCTCGCACTCGAAGGCGAGAAGGCCACGCTCACCAAGGACCTTGCCACGGCGAACAGCGACAAGACCAAGCTCACCACCGACCTCGCGACCGCGAACACCGCGAAGGCCAACGCCGAGGCCGCACTCGTCACCGCCGACGAACGCGCAGAGACCCGCCTCCGCGAGATCTCCGCGAAGAACGGCGGCACGCTCCCGCCCAAGGATCACACCGCCGGCAACTCGCAGACCGGCGGCAAGCCGGAGAACAAGCTCACCGGACGCGAGAAGACCATCGCCTATCTCGCAGCACGCCAGCCCAAGGCAAACGCCTAGCCGCTTGACACTCACCGCTCTCCAAACCGCACACCGAACCACCTGACCCATGCCTTCACTCTCCTTTCTCGACCTCGCCAAAGCGAACTCCAATGACGCCGTCGGCGGCATCATCGAAGACCTGGCAAACGTCTCGCCCGAGCTGTCCGTCTTCCCGGCATCCGACGAGCTGCTCTCGAATCCCGGCGACCTCAGCTACGAGACGCTCCATCGCACGGCCCGGCCCACAGTCGCGTTTGCCGGAGCCGGTGAAGGCTTCGACGCAAGCAAGAGCGCGCTGACCCTCAAGCAACACCAGTGCTTCCGCTTCGGCGGTCGCATCGAGGCGGCGAAACACATCGCTGACAACTGGCGCCGCGGCGGAGCCGCAGGCTACCAGGCATTCGAGGCCAAGGGCGTCGCCGAAGAGGCGATGAAGACCATCGGCAAACAGATCTGGTATGGCGTCAGCACCGACGCGAAGGGCTTCCCCGGCTTGAAGGCGTTCACCCCTTTCGGTGGCACCTACACCTCGAACGCCGCGGGCACCACGGCCACGACCGCCTCGAGCGTTTACATGGTGAAGTTCGGCGAAGAGTTCATCCAGCTCATGCCCGGCCTCGCACGCAACGGCACCGGTCTCATCGACCTGCCCGACTTCATCGTCGAGTCCATCCTCGACGCGAACGAGAAGAAGATGTGGGGCTACACGAGCGAGCTGTCCAGCTACCTCGGCCTCCAGACGGCCACGCCGCACAGCGTGGTACGCATCTGCAATCTCACCGCCGACAGCGGCAAGACCTGCACCGATGCGAAGCTGAACGCCGCGATGCGCCTCTTCCCGGCCAACTTCAAGCCCGACGCCATCTTCATGAGCCGACGCTCGCTGCAGCAGCTTCAGGACAGCCGCACCGTCACCCTCTACGGCCAAGGCAAGACCCGCGCCGACCAGGAACTCATCGCGGCCGTGCCCACGTCCTTCGAGGGCGTCCCACTCGTCATCACCGACAACATCCTCAACACCGACGCCATCGAAAGCTAGGCGCCGACTCCACGCAGACACCGACACCACGCCATGCCTCGCCAATTCAAAGACTCCACGCTCAAAGCCGCAATCGCTCTGCCGAACGCGGCGAACACGACTTGCACCGCCGCGATTGATCTCGGCACGACTGCACCGTTCCCGGTCAGCGAGAAATTCGCCGTCCGCATCACGATCGACACCTCGACCGGCGCGAACTCGAAGAACGTCAACGCTGTGCTGCAGGCCAGCAACGAGAGCAACGCGAACTTCGTGAACATCGCCGGCCTCGGCGCTCCGCTGCTCGTCGCCGCGGGCAATGCCGCGAACGTCATCGGCGGCAACATCGAAGTGCAGCTCCCGCCGAATCTGAACAAGCGCTACATCCGCGCCGCCGCGACCGGCGAGGCCAACGGCGGCAACGCTGCCGACGGCAACCTCACCGTCGAGCTGCTGTTCTAGGCCGCGGCTCTCCGCATCCCCTTTCCCGGCGCGCCGGTGCCATTCACACGGCCCGGCGCGCCTTTTCCTTCCATGACAAATCCCCGCAAGCTCTTCGTCGCACTCCCCTCCTACGGCAGCGTCCCGATGGGATTCGTGAAGTGTCTCATCAAGCTCCTGATGGACCCGCCCGTCGCGCTGCAAGTCTGCACCGTGGACGGCGACAGCCTCGTCTCCCGCGCGCGCAACACACTCACGGCATCCTTCCTCGCGAGCGACTGCACGGACTTCCTGTTCATCGACACGGATCTCATCTTCTCCGGCGAGCAGATCGCACGAATGCTCGCGCACGACGTGCCCATCGTCGGCGGCTTCTACCCGAAGAAACAGGACGGCGCGCTCGCGTGGGTCTGCAATGCGAAGCTCGACTTCCCGGCACCCGACGCCCGCGGCCTCCAGTCGCTCCGCTACATCGGCACCGGCTTCCTCTTGGTGAAGCGCGAAGTCTTCACGCGCATGATCGAAGCGCACCCCGAGAGCGCCTACATCGCCGACGGCAGCGGTCGCGCCGAACACGACCTCTGGCCCGTCGGCATTCACGACGGCCGCTACCTCTCCGAAGACTGGGCCTTCTGCCAGCGCGCCCTCGACCTCGGCTACGACGTGCTCGGCGACACGCAGGTGATCCTCAAGCACATCGGCACCGCCGTCTTCCCGCTCCAGTCGCAACTCACCGGCTTGTCCGGATCCGCTTTGGGAGCCGGGGCGGGCGGTTCGGGGGAGCCGTCCGTCCCGGCAGAACTTCCGCAGTCCACTCCACCCTCGCCACTCTGACCCATGCCCAAGACTCCCGCTCCCGCTCCCGAACCCGCTGAGAAGCCCGCGCTGCGCACAGAGCAGCTCGTCCATCTCGCCTACATCCTCCGCGAAGACCGCGCGAAGCTCGATGCGCAGATCGCCGAAGTCGAAGCCGCCATCATCGAGCGCGGACCCGGCAAGCATTCCAGCGACAACCCGGATCAGGTCATCACCGTCGTTGCCGGCGCAGCTCCGACCGAAGGCAAGATTTCCTACGCACTGCCCGCCGAGAAAGAGGACGCCGCGCGCGAACTCTCACTCGACAAGTTCGGCGTGCTCTTCAAGCGCACCGTGACCTTCACCCCGATCGAAGGCTTCGAGAACGTCGCCCCCACGCATCTCACCCCGGCAAAGAGCCGCGACCTTCTCGCCCTCTGCGCCGTCCAGGGCAAGCCCTTCGCCGGCCGCAAGCCCTCCCTGCGCTACGCATGAGTGAGACCCTTAAGATCCTGGTCACCATCGTGCTCCTGCTCCTCGTCAGCATCGGCATCCGCCGCACGCTGCTCTGACTGCGCACTGAGCACTGAGCACTGACAACTCCCGCCCCACATGAGCGACTTCGACGACTTCATGTCCGCCTCCCGCTCCGACGCCGAGGAAGTCTTCGGCACCACGCTCTGCGAATTCGACGGCGAGCCCGCACCGGTCAAGGTGGACTGGAACGCCATGAGCAAGCGAGAGGAGATGGAAGTGCAGGGCCGCATCGTCGGCATCACCGCCACGATCATCGTCCGCAAGTCGCGCCTCACGAATCCGCCCAAGCTCGACCAGCTCGTCACCCGCGCCGGCGTGAACTACGTCATCAGCGGCACCCTCTCCGAAGACGAGCAAGACTACACGCTCGCCCTCGACTCGCAGGACATCGCGCAACCGGGAGCGTGACTGGTGACTGGTGAGAAGTGACTGGTCGGACTCACCACGGGACCGTGGCGGACTATTCACCAGTCACCAGTCACCAGTCACATCTTCCCATTCCGCCAGCGTCAGCGCAGTCTCATCCCGCGTTTGTCCAGGAAGAAGGCGGTGCGTTTGGCGAAGGCGGCGGCTTGACGGTTCACGGCTTCCTGTATCCGGCGCTGGTAGCCTCGCACGTCGTCTGCGTAGCCGACGGTGTTCGTGGCTTTGATTGAGAACTTGTCCGGCCCCATCTCGATGCTGATGCCGCCGGACTGCGATTCGAAGCGGTCCATGAACTTCGGCATCTTCACCTTGAGCTTGGAGGCCGCGGCGCTCCATCCGTGGCCGAGCCAGCCGACGTGCGTCTTGATCTCGGCGGCATACGCTTTGAAGTCCGCGGGGGAGACGATGGCGAATTCCAGACCCGAGAGCTGCGCCTTGTTCATGCCGGTCTTCAGCGACTCGGCGTGGTCGAAGTTGAGCTGTCCGCCTTCGCCGCCGCCTCGGACTCGGCCCTTGCTGTTCTTCTTTCCCCTGTGAAAGGAGCGCATCTGCTCGCGCGACATGACGCGCACCATCACGGTGCCGATGCTCTTCTGCCCCTTGTGCGCGAAGTCGCGCGCCTGCGTGCCGTCCGGGTTTGCGTGCAGGAACTTCTTCATGAAGCCCGCGCTCGCGGGAAAGAAGATGCGGTAGAGGTCGGACATGATTGCGGCCTCGCCCTGCTTGCGCGCCTGCACCCCGCCGATGGCCGTGCTCATCGTGCCGGTGAGTTCCTGTCCGTCGGCTCCGATGCCGGACACGTCGCGCTGCTCGATGCGATTCGGCGGCGTGATGGCGATGACGTTGCGGATCACGCCACGTCCGGCGAGCAGCAGGTTCTCGCCGAAGTCCTTCTTCGATGACGCCTGGAACTCACGCAGCGCGTCGAAGAGCGCCTTCGTGTTCACGGTGAATTGCGGCGCGACGGGCATGTGAGAGCGGGAGCGTCAATGCGGTCGCGGCGTGGTGAGTCCGACCAGTCACTTCTCACCAGTCACCAATCACAGCCGCGCTGGGAAGATGTGACTGGTGACTGGTGACTGGTGAATAGTCCGCCACGGTCCCGTGGTGAGTCCGACCAGTCACTTCTCACCAGTCACCAATCACAGCCGCGAGCCGTGAAGCTTCCCGGCCCACACTTTGACGCGCCCCCGCAAACATGCCCGACTACACCACGCTCGCCGCCCCGCTCCCGATCAAGCTGGAGGCCGCGCTCGCCAAGTGGCTGCGCGCCAAACGCGGCGCGCTGTTCGTCCCCGAGCTGACCATCATCGGCGCACACGAGCCCGGCGTGCCGGACGTGCCCTGGCTGTCCATCCTCTGCCGGTCCGCGAACACGCATCCGCAATTCGCCGAAGTCGTCGGCTCCGGACTGCCCAAGGTCGCGCAAGTGGAGTTCACCTTCCGCGTGCATCAGTCGCTCGACTTCCACACCACGGCCGCGCTGTGGTGCGGCCAACTGCAAGACTTGCTCGCCTCCGGAGCCGCACTCCCCGCCGACCGCACGCCCGAGCGCGCAAGCTACCGCGGCCTGCGAACCGATCTGAACCCCGGCGGCACACTGCACCCCGCGTCCGGCCTCGCCATCTTCGCCGTCTCCGAAGTCGAGGATTCCGTCGGCATGAAGGACAAGGCCCGCCTCGCCCAGTTCGCCCTGGAGATCATCGCCCAGAACGGCGACCCCGCATCCGAATGAACCGCGGCGAACGCGGCGAACGCGGCGAACGCGGCGAAGCGGGATGGTTGCCACCGTTCTTCACCGTCTCCGCCGCGCCCGCCGCGCCCGCCGCGGTTTAATCCCGCCCGCCCTTTGACACCCCGCGCCGCTCATCATGGAAGACTACGGCACAATCCACCTCTTCGGCATCGACGGGTCTATCGCCGACGCCACGATCACCGACGCCAGCTTTGAGGATGTGTGCGCCAATGTGGCCTCCGTCCTCGATGAGATGGGCAACAAGATCCAGAACCGCGGCGACGACATTACCACCACGGGCAATGTCACGCTCATCATCCGCGAGGGCTACGTGCTCCCGGAACCGTTCACGACCTTCCAGAATTGGGACGAGCTGTACTATCTCATCACCCGCGTGGGCCGGAAGTTCAACAATCGCGGCTTCAACATCGTCGAGCTGTCCATCGAGAAGTCGGAACACATCGACTACACCGCCTAAGCCATGCCCACTCCCGCCCTCACTCCGCAACAGCTCGCCTCTCGCAAGGAGACCCTCAAGAGTCTGCGCCATCGCGCAAAGATGTGCCTCGCGGACAACCCCGCGCGCTCTGCCTCGCTGACCGCCGAAGCCGATCGCCTCGCCGCCACACTTCCCGCCGAGGAACCCGCGCCTGCGCCGCACAGCCCCGTCTAGTGATGTGTCTGACGCACCCGACTTCCAAGACCCTTTCGAGCGCTGGAACCAGGCATGGTTCGCCGCTCCGCTCGCGCTAGACTTCGGCCTCCCCGCTGGCGGACGTGCTCAGTCCTCAGTGCTCAGTCCTCAGACTGAACCACCGACCACTGAGCACTGCGCACTGAGCACTGCGCACTCTCTCCTCCGCCCCGTCTGCCTCGGCCATCTCATCTACCTCCAAGCACTCGGCTCGCCGCTCCTCCAGCTCGGCAACGCCGACTTCGAGATTGGCATCCCGGACTTCTTCGCCGCCATCCGCATCCTGCGCGATGCCCGCTGGCCCTTCACCGCGGAGATTGATTTCTCGCCGACTCCCGAGGAGGAGCTGCTGCTCACCGCGCACACGTCCGCGAAGTTCGCCGGCCAGCCAAGCCCCATCGAGCAGGCTCTGAATGAACAGTTCGTCCCGTGGTGGATTCGCTGCCAGTCCGGCCCCGAGCTGCTGAACAACACCGACGGCGCCGGTCGCTCCCTCACCGCACCCTTTGCCCTCACGATGGCCGTGCGACTGCTGCGCACCGGCAGCTTCACGGAAGAGCGCATCTACGCAATGCCCCTCTGTCTGCTTCGCTTCTACGCAGCCGCAATCGCCGAGCAAGACGGATGCGGCACGTCCTTCATGACGCCCGAACTCGCCGCCGCGATGAAGAAGGCAGCCGAGCGTCCCGACATCTCGAAGTTCTCCGAGCAGGAACAGTACGCCCTCGTCGTGAAGCTGCACGGCACCGCATTCGCCGACCGCTGGCTCGCACGCCGGCGCGACTACCAGCGCGTCCTCGCCGAGCGCGGCAAGGCATTCGCCGACGCATGGGTGCGCAGCAAAGGCATGTGGCAGGGCAAGCCCAAGCCGCGCGAACCGAAGCCCGACAAACGGAGGAAACGCTGATGGCCGTAACGATCGACATCAATGCGAACCCGAAGGGCTTCGAGTCCGGCCTCGACGCGATGCGCGCGAAGGTGAACGGATTCGCCACGCACCTGGGCGGCCTCGGCACGAAGATCGCCGCAGGCATGGGCGCGGAGCGTCTGTTCGAGAAAGCATTCGACGCGCTGCGCGACGGCATCGAGGACATCAAGCAGTTCAAGGACGAACTCGAAGACGTGCAGGCATCCCTCGGCGTGAGCGCCGACGAGGCACAGCGCTTCTCCTACGCGATGAAACGCGCCGACGCCGACAGCGGCGAGACGCTCAGGGGAATGCTGAAGCTGCGCACCCTCGCAGGCTCGGCCATCGCCGGCGATCCGAACGCGAAGGAAGCATTCGCGAACCTCGGCATTGATGAGAAGGCATTTGCCGCGCAGTCGCTCACCGAACAGGTGCTCACGCTCTCGGACGCGTTCAAGGAACTCTCGAAGAATGGAGCCGCCAGCGACGTCGCGCTGCAATTCCTCGAAGTGATGGGCACGAAGAATCGCAGCGTGCTGAAGCTCCTCGGACGCGACCGCGACACACTCGCGCGGGACATGAGCGACACCAAGGTCATCGGCGACGACACGCTCGCCAAGATCGACGAGGCCAAGGAAGCCAAGGTGGCCGATGAAACCGCCGCCCGCGCTGCGATGGCAAACTCCGGCGCGGCGGAGCAGATCCTCAATGCGGAGAGCGTGGGACGAACCGCCAAGCAAGGCGCCACGTCCGTCCTCGCGAACTCCATCGAAGGCGTGGTGCAGCTCGTGGACACCGCGAACTGGCTCGCCAACAAGCTCAGCTTTGGCCTCACCGGCTACGATCCGATGAGCGCACGCGGCAAGCGCATCGCGAAAGAAGAGGCCGAGAAGGAACTCGCCGCACACCCGGAGCGCGCCGCATTCACCAATCCCCTGACGACCGTCAAGAGCGCCGTGACCGCGATGGGGGGCGGAAACAAGGCGCTCACCGGCACCGGCACGACGGAGAAAATGTTCGGCAACGCAAGCGAACGCGCCGCGATGGCGGAGCGCCAGCACGAGATGGACTTCCGCAACTCTCAGCTCTTGCAGGTGAACCTCGATGAGAAGCTGAAGGCGCTCACCGGCGAGCGACTGCGCATCCTCACTGCCGCGACCGCCGAGAAGGATCCGAAGAAAGCATTCGATCTGCTCATGAAGGGCAAAGGCATGGAGTCCGAGATCATGTCCATCGGCAAGGAGCTGAACGCGCCGTCCAACCTCACCGTGAAGGCCGGTCACATCGCCGAGATGGGCGGCGGCGGTCCGATGGCGACCTTCGGCGGCATGGAAGTGAAGATCACGGAGAGCACGAACTACCTGAAGGAGATCCGCGACCGCATCCTCGGGCCCGGCGGCGACTTCTTCTTCACCCCCGGACACATCGCCCAGGGCGAAGGGCCAAACATGCCCGCCGGCGTCTATCCTACCGCGCGACCCGTGAGCGTGGACAACTTCGACAAGGAGCGCTGACCATGGCCATCCGCACATTCGGCGAACTCCCAGGCGGCTACTCTGTCCAGCCAGACAGTGAACTCATCTTTCACGACGACGGCCTCATCGAAGGCACGCTCGTCGTCGAGACCGATCTGCAGAACGAGGCCAATCTCAGATACCTCATGGGCGGTCCGCATCCGCAGACGGACGACGTGATGCTCTACGGCATGCGCCTCCGCTACGGCCGTCTGGAGAAAGTCCTCGCGACATTCGACTGCATCGGCACCGAAGGACGCGTGGACACGCAACGCATCGTCATCCCCATGCCGAGCAAGGAGATGATCCCGATCGAGGCGCATCCCAAGTTCTTCACGTCGGAAATGGCCGGCACCGAAGGCAGCATCACCGCGCTCGGCGGCGCAGGCAGCGGCTTCGCGGAAGGCGCAAACGGAGCCCGCTTCAGCGTCACTCAGTCCGGCAACAAGATCACCGGCTTCCTCGGCTTCCTCGGTCCAGACGCACCGGCAAGCCTGCGCCCGATGCGCTTCTACGAGCGCAACACGCCCGTGCTCCGCGCGACATGGTATTCGTGGAAAGACCCGAGCTTCCCATTCAAGTCCGTCATCGTCGAAAAGCCCTCCGGAGCGGTCAACAATAGCGGCGTGAAGAACTGGCTGCGCAGCGCCCCAAGCGCAGCGCGAGTCGGCGGCGTGAACTCGCTCACCGTCTGGAAGATGACTCAGGAATACGTCGGCAGCGAGACCGGCTGGAACGAAGTCGCGTACGACATCGTGACGGAATAGCCATGAACCGCGAGGGATTCGAGCAACCATGAACCGCTTCAAGCACAGCGCCGCCAACTTCCCGCCCGTCGGCGGCCAGCTCCAAGCACTGCACCGCCCCGGCCACACGATGCTCCTCGTCCCGCCCGCGCCCCAGGCGAACCCCGTTTCCCCGCTGCGCGAGTTCGACATCTCCGTGCTCAGTCATTCCGACCTCACCGTGAAGGTGATGGACGGCACATGGATGGGAATCCGCAAGGCCGGAGCTACCGAGGCGGGCACGCGCGGCGCGTATCACACGCTCACCGTCGCGAACGGCGACAAGATCTACCTCAAGCTCGACTACCACGAACTCACCTCAGCCGGAACCTTGGACATCCTCGCCGGAGCAACAGTGCCCGCCGACGTTCCTTCGGATGGCTTGTTTTACCGCCAACTTGCGACCGTCAGCGTTGCCGACAGTCTCGTTTCCACTGAGCAAACTCTATGGGGGCCGCTGCAATACTCTGGCCGATACCAGCACTTGCGAGAGTTCGACGTGTCCCCGCTTCGCGATTCCGATCCGTCCGTGCGAATCATGGCTGGCACATGGATGGGCATCAAAGGCACTGGCGGATTCTTTTCGCCGGGGCGCGGCGAGTACTTCACGCTCTACGTCGCAGACGGCGACACCGTGTACGTGAAGCTCGACAAATACGCAGCGACTCCAGCTCTGACATATCACGCAGGCACGATGCCAGCGGACGCCCCTGAACAGGGCTTGTTTTACACGGCGATTGCGACCATCAGCATTGCTGGTGGGCGCATTACCGTTGAGCAGACACGATGGGGGCCGCTGGAATATCTGCCCGGCGCACATCGCGAGTTTCACATCGAGCCATCGAGTGCTTACTACGTCGCGATTTACAACGGCACGCTGTTCGGAAGCCTGCCCGCTGGATTCTCGGTGAATGACAGCCCGATTGTCACGCTGCCCGTCGCGAACAACGACAAAATCTACGCCAAGGTGACGTGGGACAGGCGCGTGAAGGCGAACGGTGATATTGTCAGCACGATCTCCACCCGCACAATCGAAGCGGCGGCGGCGGTGCCGGCAGACGACAACCTCACGGCGACGCGCCACTACCTGCTCGCCACTGTCACACTGGGGGCCGGAAACATCCCGGTCGTCAGTCAGAGCCGATGGGGGCCGATTGACGATCTGCCGGGCACGGCGTGCAGCAACTACTACACGAGCGGCGGAACCACCGCTCAGACGGACTTTTGGGATTTGACCTTGACCAGCAAAGGCAAGGACACGGCTGCCGTGGATCTCGCGCCGACCTACGACTCCATTCAGTTGGTCGCTCAAGGCTTCGCGCGATTCGTGAAAAGCGGGAACCGCTTGCTGATATTCGTGCGGAACGCCACTCTGAATTCTCAAGGTCAGATCACGTACGTCTCCGCGGAAACAAAAGTCTTCGACGAAGCCGTGGTGAACTAGCGACTCTGCTCCTGCATTGAACGTTGGGCGTTGGACGTTGGGCGTTCGCTCTTCACTTGGAAGATTACCGCGGCGAACGCGGCGAGCGCGGCGCTCCCGAATTCCGCCGCGACCGCCGCGACCGCCGCGGTTAACCCCTCCCCCGCCCGCGAACAGTTGACACCCCCACGCCCACGATGCGGACCTTCTTCGTTCAACAGCAAACCGGCACCCTCACCTCGGGCCGGTCCCAGGGCGACATCGGCAACCCCGCCCGCGGCGGAGCCTCCGCCGTGAACGCCCCGTGGGGCGCTGGCGACGCATGGAAGCTCGGCTTCCTCGCAGCCATCGGCGACCAGACGAACGCCGACCTCGGCACCACGATCGACGGCGCACTCATCCTCAAAGAGATCACCACCGACGGCGCACGCGACTACGACGGCCCCGCCCTCACGAGCTGCGTGACGTGGACGAAGCGCACCGACCTCGGCGATTCCCTCGTGTGGTACACCGGCACGCTCGACCTCGCCCGTCTCGAACTCGCGAAGCTCCTCGGCGTCTCAGTCCGCACCGCCAAGGAGAAGCTCCTCGTGCAATGCGTCGCCGACGTGGACGGCTCGCTCGACGGCAGCACGCTCAAGATCGCGATAGACGCCACGCACTTCATCTACTTCGACTTCTACACCGCGACCGGCGTGGCCACGGTCCCCGGCACCGGCAACTTCCAGGACACCGTGACCATCGCCGCGAACGACGCCGACACGGCCGTCGCCACCGCACTCACCGCGCGCATCAATGCCACGACCGCGAACAGCGGCTTCACCGCCACGGCCAGCGGCGCAAACGTCACCCTTACCAAGAGCACCGTCGTCGCGTGCGGACAGCACGACCCGCTCGGCACCGGCTTCGCGCTGCAGCTCCTCGCCATCGGCGGAAATGCGGGCGCGCTCGCCGACATCGCCAGCGTCACGCTGAACGCCGAGTTCTCCTACGTCGTCAGCAGCCAGCGCCAGATCTGCAAGAAGTTCCAGCTCGGCCTCGACAACTCACTCTATCGCAGCGGCCAGACCACCACGCCGAGCGGCCTCACAGTCATCAGCTCGCTCGAAGTGCCGATCCGCGCAACGGGCGTCACCGGCTACATCGGCGGCAGCGGCAACCTCGACGGCATCGCCACCGCCAGCGGAGCCATCGCCACCGGCCAAGTCGTCTGGTTCATCCACGCGACCGAGGGCTTCGTCGTCTTCGAGCTCGTCGCCGGCACCGACGCCGAAGCCAGCCCCGCCGTCATTCGCCCGGACGACTACAACGCCGGCACAAACGCCCGCGTCTGGAAGCAAGCCAGCTAACCCATCTCACCCATGCCGAAGACCGCTTCCATCAAAGTCAACCTCGCGAACAACACGCTCGCCGGCAACAGCGCCGCCGTGCTCGCCGCCCTCAGCGCCGCCGGGCTCCTGCCTGCCTCCGACCTCGACACCGACGCCACAATGGCGGCAGACAGCGATGCCAAAGTACCGAGCCAGAAGGCGACGCGTGCCTACGTCGCATCGGTGCTGGCGGGCGTCTCGAAAAACAAAGGGCCGCTGGATTGCAGCGCCAACCCGAATTACCCGGTGGCGCTGAATGGGGATTTCTACCGCTGCTCTGTGGCGGGCAAGGTCGGCGGTGCATCGGGCATCGTCGTGGAGGTCGCGGATCTCATCATGTGCGTCGCAGACAATGCGGGCGGCACACAGGCTGGCGTCGGCACGAGCTGGATCGTCGGGCAGGCGAACATCGCAGGCATCACCGCCGCCGGGCTTGCGATGCTGCAGGCGGCGGATGCGACGGCGCAGGCAGCGTTGCTGGCCGCTGTCACGGAGACACTCACGAACAAGCGCATCACCCCGCGCATCGGCTCCGCGACTTCCTCGGCCACTCCGACGATCAACACCGACAACGTGGATCGCTACGATCTCACCGCGCAGGCGGCGGACATCACGAGCTTCACCAGCAATCTCAGTGGCACGCCGACGAATGGGCAGGCTCTCTGGATTTCCGTCACGGGCACGGCGGCGCGGGCGATTACGTGGGGTGCATCCTTCGAGAATGGTGCGGCTACCCTGCCGAATACGACCGTCTCCACCGACCGGCTCGACGTGCTGTTCGTCTGGAATGCAGTCACGTCCAAGTGGCGCTGCACCCTCACGACGGTCGCAGCGGGCCTCTCCGATGCACCATCGAACGGGCACCCTTATGCGCGGAAGGATGGCGCGTGGGCGAGGCTTGAGGATAGCGTCCTTTACCTACCTACGTTTGCCACGAATGTTACCTCTATCGCCGGATGGTCGGTGACGGGCGACACGCCCGTTCTGGTTGGGACGGATGTGAAGTTTGCCGATCCCGGCAGCATCACTTCAATTACCACGACCGACGATTTCGACACAGGCGCAACGCTGGACTTCTCGCTGCTCACGGGTCTGACAAGCATTGGGAGCTATGCGTTCTACGGACAGAGCAACCTGACAGGTGCGCTAGTGTTGCCTGATTCGCTCCCCACCATCGGTAGTTGGGTATTCGCTGGCTGCTCCGGCTTCACTGGCGACCTGACCATTCCAAGCAGTGTCACCACCATCGACACCGCCGCATTCCTAAACTGCTACGGCTTCACCGGCACTCTGACCATCCCAAGCAGTGTTACCTCCATCGGCAATGGCGTATTCTCTGGCTGCTCCGGCTTCACTGGCGACCTGACCATTCCAAGCAGTGTCACCACCATCGAAAACTCCGCATTCTACGGCTGCTCCGGCTTCACCGGCACTCTGACCATTCCAAGCAGTGTTACCTCCATCGGCACCGCCGCATTCCTAAACTGCTACGGCTTCACCGGCACTCTGACCATCCCAAGCAGTGTTACCTCCATCGGCAATGGCGTATTCTCTGGCTGCTCCGG